AAAATTACTGTCGAAGATATAAAAGATGCAAACTATCAAACAGAAGTTGAAAACAGATTAGAATAATGAAAGACACTATCAGAAAATATGTAGGAAAAGAATATAAGCATAATGGCCGAGATGATCAGTTGGATTGTCTCGGCCTTGTCATTTCATTTTTAAAAGAAAATGGAATATATGTGCCTAATAACTACGGAAAAAGCATTAAAAAAGATTGGTATAAAGATAATCCCAATAGATTAGTTGAAGGTTTGCCTGAATATGGGGAAAAAATATCGTTCGAAGAATTACAATCGCTTGATGTAGTTGTTTTTTCTTTTCGAGGTATTCCCAGACATGTCGGGGTTATGACAGATAAAAGTCATTTTATCCATGCTAGAGAAGGTAAAAAAGTTGCAATTATTCGATTAAAACACTACAAGAGATTTTTACACTCTTGTTGGAGAGTGAGGTGAGGAAATGGGTGATACAGGACAAGTAATAGGAACTTTTGTTGGTGGTCTCATAGGTTTTGCAGTTGGTGGACCGGCGGGCGCATTAAAAGGTGCTTCTTTAGGTTATCAATCAACTCAACCTAAACCAGAATCCAGTCCAACTTATGGATTTTCGCAATCATATAATACTAAAAGCCAAAAACTACCGGTACCTATTGTCTATGGAAAAAATAAAGTGGCTGGGAATGATATTTTTGAAGATGTTTCAGGAGAAGATGATGAAAATATGTTTATTCAAATTGCGGTTAGTGAAGGACCCATAAAATCTATTCAAGATATAAAAGCTAATGAAAATAATATAGATTCTGAGTCAACTATAAAATTAGGTACCAGAACTCAAACTGCTCATTCTAAAAACGAATATAACCAGACTTTTCCTTATACTGCTTACATTTCAGCTGAGTTAGATGCTTCAAAAAATGTTAATGGCAATCCAACGATCACATCAATTGTAGAAGGTAGAAAAGTTGAAGTCTGGGATGGGTCAAATTGGGTTACCCAGTATTCTCAAAACCTTGCTTATTGTTTATTAGATTTTCTGACAAATAAAAGGTATGGCTTAGGAATAAATAAAAATGATATAGATCTGGATAGTTTCATAACTGTAGCTGAATACTGTAATGAACTGGTAGATGGAGAACCGAGATTCCAACTTGATTATATATTAGACAGTAAAAAATCATCTTTAGATTATATTCAGGAAATGCTGGCCACATTTCGGGGGATGTTATTATATTCAGCTGGGGAATTGAGATTAAAGGTTGATGGTCCCGAAGCTCCAGTTCAAAGTTTTGATATGAATAATATAGTGGCTGATAGTTTTTCATATAACAAAACCAGTAAAGATGAAAGATATAACCAGGTAACAGTATTATATACAGATCCAGACCAAAACTGGGCCACAGTTGGAGCTCAAACATCAGATGACAGTGATATAGCTCAACGTGGAGTAGTAGAAAATGAGTTTGAATTATTAGGAGTAAATAGGTTTTCCCAGGCTGGCAGACAGGCTAAGTTTTTTCAAAAGAAAAGTAAATATTGTAATACGTTCGCTTCTTGGAAAGCCGGGATTGATTCTCTTCACTGTGAAGTTGGAGATGTAGTAACAGTTTCTCATGATGTTCCTGAGTGGACTAATAAAGAATTCAGGATATTAGAAATAGCTGAAGAAGAAAATGATGAGATGAAAATTACAGCTCAGGAGTATAATGAAGCAATATATAGTGATGATGGAGTAGTTAAGCAGATAAGTAGTGATACCAGTCTGCCTAATCCATTTGCTGAACCAGATTCAGTTACTAATCTTTCATTGGTAGAAGAAGCTGAAATTTTAGGGGATGGGACTTGGGTACCTCGAATTAAAGTTTCCTGGACTAGACCGGATTATATTGTCTGGCAGGCAGGAAATATATATATCAGCAGTGATAATGGATTCAGCTGGGATTATATTACCAGAGTTACAGATGAAAAATATACAATTCCTAATTTATCCCCAGATACTTATAAAGTGAAAGTAGTGAGCGAATCCAAACAACAGAGAAAAGAGGATTTCGGACTGGCTGCTACCGGTCAAATAACAGTTCATGGAAAAGTTTCCAATCCCAGTGATGTAAATTGGGGAACATGTAATTTTAAAAATGAAATAATTTTACGCTGGCAACCTATTTCTGATGATGACCTGAAAGCTTATGAGGTTAGAACTGATGAAAACTGGGGTAATGATGATAGTTCATTAATATATCGTGGAGATGGATTGAAGGCTAATATAGATGATCTTACTCAAAGAATTTATACTTTTCATATAAAGGCTCTGGATAGATCCGGAAATTATTCAACAAATAAAAGTACAAAAACATTGACTAATTCAGCTCCGGCAGCTTCTAATTTTACCGGTGATGATATAACAGAATTTTTCTCAGCAATTCAAATAAGAATTCCAGAAGTTTCAGGTGCTACTGGGTATAAATTATATATAACTCCCAGTGATGGATCTGGAAATGCTACCGGAGATACAGAAATAATTCCTTTGAATACTGCTCAATCAATTACTTACAATGTTGGTTCTGGAGATTCAGCATTAATTAAAATCGGAACATACGATAGTTTGACCTCAATAATGAATGATGAAAATATATCATCTGAAATTGAAGCTACTGCTTCTACTATTGATAATATTTCAGAATTTGCAGCTAACTTAAAACCAATAAAAATAGTTGATTCTTTACCTGCTTTACCAGATTCTAATTATCCTCAGGGGACTCCTGTATTTCTTACAACAGACAATAAAATATATCGTTCTACCGGAAGTGAATGGACTACAGAAGTAAATGAAGATGACATTGTAGATGGTTCAATTACAACTGATAAATTAATAGCTAATGCTATAACCACAGGAAAAATTCAAGCTGGAGCTATAACAGCAGACGAAATAGCTGCTGATGCCATTATTGCTGAAAAAATAGGGACAAATGAAGTAATAGCTTATTCTGCTAATATCAAAAATGGGATTATACAAACTGCTCATATTCAAGATGCAGCTATAACTAATGCCAAAATAGATAATTTAGATGCTGGTAAAATTAATGCAGGAACATTAACTCTAACTGGAAACATGAAAATACAGAGTCAAGATGGATCTATATTTTTAGATGCTAATAAATTTAAATCAGTAGGAGCAACAGGAGCATACTCTCTTTTGGATGATGAATCACTTAAATTTTATGATGAAAATGGGGATTTAAATTGGTACAGTAAAAAAGTGGCTTATGGTACTGCTCAAGATGGTGATTATATTACACTAAATTGGACTCAAGAACCAAAAGTTCAGACTGCAATAAAAGCTTTAAAAACTTATTCTTCCACTGCTACAGGGGATCAGGAATATCAAAGTTATCCTTCAGGGATATCAGCAGATGGTTTTTATGTTTATGGAAAATCTGTAATACCTTCACAGAAAGGGAATATAAGTGGATTTTCAGCAACTAATGTGAATGCACCAGCTACTTTCTATTCAGGTTATTCTAGGACTAATGCTACTAAGATTTCATACTATGTTCAAGCTAATTGCTTTGATTCTACTTCATGGAATAATACTGGGTATATGAAATGTAAGGTGTATTATCAAGTTAATGGTGGGAGTTGGGTACTTTATAAAGATTATTCTTCTTTTATACATTCTGTATATGGGGAGATTTCAGGACTCTCTCCTAATGAATATAGGTTTAAAATATATATATATGATACAAGAGAGGTAAGTGAAGGTAAGGATGGAACAGACAAAGAAGGGGATACCATTACTACTGAAGATGCAACTTTAGACTCAGTTACCAGTGAATTTTACGATTGGGCTGAAGAAACTATTGATAATGGAGAAGTAATGTGGATAGCTATTCAGGGTGGTGCTTAATATGAACAGCAAAATACTTTTTGATACTAGAAATAATAATATAATGAGATGTCAACCTAAACCTCATGGTTCAGCTGAGTTACCTGATTTCAAGGGTTTGTGTAAAAGTGCAAGAATTTCCGAAGATCAGAAACAATATATGTCTACATGTCTCATAGATAAAAATTTATTAACTAAAGAAGCAAAAAGAAAATACCGAATCAATAATAATGAAGTAATTCTAAAGTCCAAAGTAAATATATCTACAGACAAAAGTCAAGTTGACATATCAGCTGCAGAAACTTTCACTCTATCCATCAACATTACCAACGTTCTAGAAAATGAAACTTTATCCACAGTAGACATAACCATTGAAGATGCTGTAATCACTATTGATCTATCCAATAATGTAGGCAGTCAAGAAATAGAACTTTCAGAAGTAGGCAAATATATGATTACCTGCAATGAGGATAGATTCAGAAGTAATAGTATAGAAGTGGAGGGAGTGTGATGGGAAAATATAAAACTAAGAAAAAAAATGGTGTAATTAAATTAGAAAAGTCTAATGAAAAATTATCTGAGGAAAATGCTGAATTATTAGAAGAACTGGATTACATTACAAAAATAGAAATTATGGAA